GGTCTATCAATTTTACGATTAATTCTTCTAATAAAGTACTTAGCATAAAGGCTCCTTTTGTTTTTTTTAATAACCACCCCAGCCCCTAAATCCCAAGCCCCTAAATCCCCTAAAGGGGACTTTGAAGAGACCTCACACGAAGTCACGAAGGGGACTTTGAAGAGACCTCACACGAAGGCACGAAGTCACGAAGGGGACTTTGAAGAGGGGAATTAAGAGTTCGTTTCCCAGTTATTGGAGCCATAATAACACAAGAGTTAAAAATAACTGAAAAAAGTGGGTATTTTACCCAATTTTTTTTATGAAAAGGATTAGCTGTGATATGGTGGCTTTGAAGATAGTGCAGAATTGAGAATTGAGAATTGAGAGTTGAGAATTCAGTTGTCGGAAGTCGCTACTCCGTGAGCAACTCCCGTCATTAGGGGAATAAGAACCACCCTGCCCCTAAATCCCCTAAAGGGGACTTTGAAAAGAGGGGAATTAAGGAGATAAAATGTTTTATGAGAGTATTAAGCAAGCGGTTAAGAATGGCAGTAATATCATTATTGAGAGTGATAATTTCACGAATAGCAGTATTGAGGAATTAATATTTTTAGCAGCTCAGTCAAAGAGTCATATCACTATTACAAACTGTAGCAAATTATCGACAAGTGAGTTTGAGGAAATGTCGAACTTAGGTAGAAATTTGATTACTTTTGATATGAGGAAGGTTAAATGAAGTGGTATAAGATAGTTAATAAGGTAGAGTATACTGATGTCTATATCTATGATGAGATAGGCTTCTGGGGTACTAGGGCATCTGATTTTGTGAAAGAGATACGGCAGATAAAGAACGATATCGTTCTTCATATCAACTCTCCAGGAGGGCAAGTCTTTGATGGATTGGCCATTTATAATTCACTTAAAGCTCATTCTTCTAAAGTAACTACTAAGATTGAAGGAATTGCAGCTTCTATGGCTTCGATTATAGCTTTAGCAGGTGAAACAATAGAGATGGCAGAGAATAGTATGTTTATGATACATAATCCTTTGGTCAATGTTACTGGAGACTCTGAAGAACTTAGAAAGAATGCTGAACTCTTAGATAGAATTAAAGAACAGATAGTTAATATCTATGTTAGTCACAGTAATTTGTCAGCAGATGAAATAAGCAGTTTGATGGATCAAGAAAGCTGGTTAACTGCTAAAGAAGCAAAGGAGAAAGGTTTCATCAACACGATAGTAGATAATGTAGTAGTAAGTAACAACTTTGGTCATCAATTCGAAGGTAAACAAGAATACCAAGAGTGGATAAAAAACAATATAAGAGAGGAGAATATGGACGAATTATTTGAAGTATTAGGTGTAAAAGATAAGGCTGAAGCAGTTGTTAAGATTGATTCCTTAACCACCCAAGTAACAGCTTTAAGTGCAAAGAATCAGAAATTGGAAACAGAAGTAAAAGAACTTAGAAAAATCAATATCGAAGCTAAAATTAATCAAGCAATAAGTGAAGGTAAGATTACCCCAGCCCAGAAAGACTTTGCGACAACACTCATTAATAAAGATGAAGCTTTGTTTAATGAGTTTGTTAAGAATGCCGGAAATAGTAAGTCAGACCTTACTAAAACAATCACCCTGGGAGCAAATGCTGATGAAGAGTTAAGCTGGGATGTATTGATGAAGGATCCTGAAAGGGCAGAAGATTTATACAAATCTGACCCTAAGCTATACTCAGAACTAAAAGAGAAATACATGGAGGATAACAGATAATGGCAAACGCAAGTAACACAATTTATGGTGATTTAATCACTACCGAGACCCTTAATGCTATCAAGCGTAAGAGTAAAGATAACAGATATGCAATGAGCTATCTTTATGATGTATCTAAGTTTGCTAAGAAAGGAATGAAGGTGATTCATGTTCCTTATATTACAACTGAATCAGGCCAGACTGTGGGAATTGGTGAAGCTTTCGAAGCTCCTTCAGGTGCAGGTGAAGGTTCTATTGATTTAACAGTAGATCAAAAAGCAGGTAATCCTTTTATAGTGCAAAGAGATACTGATTATCAAACTACAGTGAAAACATTGAAAGAAAAGTCTGCTGATGCTGGTTCTAACATCTTAACCAAAGAAGATGTTAATATCTTAACAGCTTTAATTGGAGCTATTCCTGCAGGACAAAAGGTTGATTTTGCAGGTCATGCAAGTACAGCTAATAAAATTACTTTAGATGACTTCATTAATGCCAGAAAGCATCTTAATGAAAAGAATGCTCCTATTTCGGGAAGATTCTGTTTGATTGGACCTGAACATGAATCTCAATTGTTCAAAATTGACCAGTTCGTCTCTGCTGATAAAATTGGCCAACAAAGCAAAATGCCTATTCCTAATGGTTTGATAGGTAGATTAATGGGTTTTGATGTTATTCTATTAAATCATCTTCCAAAGGTAGATAAAGCTGGTGCTATTAACTCTACTGCAGTAAAAAATGACAGTAGTCCTGTTATCTTCGGCCACAAGTATTGCTATATGTATGGTAATCAGTTAATGGAAACTCTATCAAGTACTAATGACTTGTCAGCTACAGACAGATATGTACCTTACAGAACATTTGGTAGAGGAAAATTAGAAGACAGCTGGGTTTATCAGGTTTGTGATAAAACTACTGCAGACCCAACTTCATAAGGAGGTAGATTATGAGTGGTATACCAACAAAACCTACCTTGGATACTAAGGTAGTTGATTTCAGTAAGCAGATTGCAGCATTTCAGCACGGAAAGTGTATGATAGGTGATGGTGCTTTTGATTCAATAGCTGATATTCCAGCAGAGTCATTAGCAGGTAGAGATGAATTTCTCACCTTCTTAGAAACTGCTCTTCAGGAAATTTCTGACTTAGCTGAAAAGCCAGGTAAAGAGAGTTCTAAGGTAGAGAAACTTCCTACCAGTAACTATGTGATTGAGGGTAAGCGTACTAATACAATCGAGTTGTATTTGGTTGGTCTTACCCAGGAGAGAAAAGACTGGTTAGAAGCTGAGTTAAACAAGGAGGTAAGAACTATAGCCTTACTCTCTCCAGATGGTGATAGAGCTCTTATTTTCAATGGCATGAGATGGACTTACGAAAGAGAGACCGAGTTTAACGGCCTCTTCAATTCTACTCTAAGTACATCTTATTCTAACACATCTAAAAACAGGTTCTTCATTATTCAAGATATACCAGAAAGTGTATAGGTTGAGGTGATGATATGGCTGTATGTGAGCAACATAAGAATATGGAAGAAGAGATAAAGTGTATTAAGAAGAAATTAGACGGCAACGGTCGCCCGGGAGTACTGGAGCGACTGAGCCGTCTTGAGACAAAAATGACGATAATAATATGGCTTAATGGTTTTATGGCAACTGCAATAGCAGGAAATATTATTAAGTCCATAATTGGAGGATAAGATGAGTGAATTATTAAATCATCCTGCAGTAGTATCTGCAATAAGTGTAGTATTTACGCTTTTGGTAATGGGTGTTTTCTGGATATTTAAGAAGAGAAAGTTAGACTTTGACTTCTTACTTCCAACAGTAACAACCATTATCGAAGCGATATTTGGGAATGCTGGGGCAACTAACCCTGGTTTAGCTGTGAGAGATGAAGTAGGAAAGCGACTGTCTCAAGAGGATTTGGCTATCCTGTCTAAACGATTAGCGACTGATGACCCGATACAGACAGTATATGATACAATAACAAATCCTGCAAGAGCATCTGGTGAAAAAGATGGCTCAAGCTGGATCAGGCAAGTAGCAAGTGGCTTGGGAGCTTCTGCTATATCAGGATTGGCCAAGGGATTGGCTAAGAAAATGTTTTGATGATTGGGGCGGAAGAGATTTCGCCCCTTAATATAAGAAAAAGAGACTCACACGAATTAACACGAATTAAAGCGAATTAACACGAATTTTAAGAATAAAGAATAAGAGAGAAATAGCCTCTGAAGACACTGAAAACACTGAAAAGAAGAAGAAATAAAAGAGAAAAATGAAGAACCACCCCGTCTTGGAAATACCAAGCCACCCCTTGAGGTGTCGCACAAGGCTATTCCTTCACAGACCAAAGAGGGGAATTTAAGATGCCGACAGGGATGTCGGCGGTCCCAGTGAGAGGAGATGAAGATGATGAGACACATTAAAGCTGATTATAAAGAATTTGTAAGAAAGATGTTAGTAAGGCATGAAGGATTGAGACTTAAACCTTATCGATGTAGTGCAGGTAAGCTAACTATTGGTGTTGGTCGCAATATAGAGGATAATGGGATAAGTGAAGAAGAAGCTTATCTAATGTTAGAGCATGATATTGATAGTGTGATTAAAGTTCTTAAAGCAAGATATGACTGGTTTGAGAGACTTAATGAAGTTAGAAAGGCTGTTGTTATTGATATGGCTTTTAACTTGGGTGTCCAGGGATTTGGAGCATTTAAGAAGACAATTTCTTTGATAGAGTCCGGAGACTTCGAAGAAGCTAGTTACGAGATGCTTAAATCAAAATGGGCTGTGCAAGTAGGTTATAGAGCTAAAGAACTATCTGAGATGATGAGAAGTGGAGAAATTGAGAATTGAGAATTGAGAATTGAGAATTGAGAAGACCCACACGAAGACACGAAGAGACGAAGAAGAAGAAGAAATAAAAGAGAAAAGAGAAGAACCACCCCGCCTTCTTCGAAGGC